ATTCTAATATTTTTAATGCCTTATCGTTAAATTGTTTCATGTGCTTTCCGTTACCTGTTTCTAGCAAAGATATTGCACAATTTTTGTTTTGTTCCCATTGCTTAACAGGAGATAAAGCAGAGATAATTCCGCAAGCTATATTTATACTAATATCGTAGTCGCATGATAGTGATTTAGCAAAATTATGAGCGTCCTTATACCAATCAAATCTATCTGCTTTTTCTGTCAAATTATATATTTTTAGTATATTATTTTTTACAATAGTTCTTGACAAATTTTCCCCCTTGTATGTTTGTTTAGTTAACATGATATAATTTGTTTAGTTAATTTATTATTCCTAGCGTATGTTAAGAAGTCCCTAGTCAATTTTAGTTGTTGTTTTGGATTGCTATGCTTACTCATTCTAGAGGTTAGCTTACAGGAGCTATTGTTAATAGTCTTGTAAAGTACATTTGAAAGCTTGTGTTCTAGTCCTAGTTTTGTTCTAACTACTACATACAATCTGCCGTCTCTTCGGTAGTGGTGGGCGTTGCTTTTGCCTGCATTCTTTAGCTTTTTGCCTTGCCATACTTCTAATATTCCGTGCGTTCTGTCTGTGCCTTTAGCTACCGCCCATGACTTTTTCAGGGCGTTGCTTTTTGTTAGGTTGTCGTGCTTAATATATTTCCATGCACGTACAAAGATAGTTTTTCTATTCATTTGTATTTGTTTTAGTTATAGACTAGGGAGCGTCCCTAGTTTCGGTCTATTAGACCTCATCAGTATAACTTTTATTCGTGTATGTATCCTAATTGTTTGGCGTGTAGATACATTGCGTAGACTAGTGCTAGTAGTAGTATTTCCATGATTATGATAGTATTATATTATAGATTAGGGTTGCGATTGCTGAAGTAAATCCTGCGATAAATACTATTGTTACTAGTGTGCAAATGTTTGTTTGTCTTTTACTCATGTCTTTTTTGTTTTTGTTAATTATTAAATATTGTTTCGTCTTTTGTGGTGTCAATCAATTTATTAATTGTTAAATTGTTTTTTTTACAAAATTTAATTGCTTCATGCTTATAAATAAAATAGTCTAAATTTTTTATTTGATAGTTGTCAACTTGGATAATACTCCAAATAGTCTTATTGTTAATACCTTTGTTTTCTCCGTACTCTTTTGCTAGAACTATTGAATTTGTCATTATTTTGTTTTTGTTAATTATAATGCAAGTATAAGGAATTTAAATTAAATGAAACGATTCGTAAATGCTTGATAATCAACGATTTAGGAGTTGAAATGCCACTATGTCATGGGTGTTTTTGCGTAAAGTTGGCGATTTTTGGATAAAAAAAGTGGCAATTAATACCTTGAAACTCAATAAGTTACGACAATAAAGAAGAAAAAGAGCAAGATTTTAATGCTAATTTTTAACGATTTGCAAACTAATTTAAACTTTTTTTAATGACAATTTGACAGGGTTATTAACATTTTTTATTAACAATGCTAACTGCTTGATAATCAAGGTGATAGTGATTGATACTGCTTGTAAGTGCCTGAGTATCAGTAAGTTACGATGTGTAAGGAGATAAATACTTTTGAGGGGTTATATACTAGAAGTGTATTAAAGTTGCTTAAACGTGCTTAAATGAAGTCATGTAAAATAGTTGGATTGTACTAATATACTTTTGAATAGTTGCAAACAATTGTATAATTTAGATTAGATTTAAATAGTGGGGGTATTATCTCACACGTTCCCACGTGCGAAACTCAACGCAAAACAATGTTAGTGTTTAGTTTGTTGTGCGTGCATAATATATGCGTGCATAGTATTAATATGTTCGTCCGTCCGTGCGTGTGTAGGTTGATGGATTAGAATATATAAAGGCATGACCGCTACCAATTAAGACCTACCCCGTCAAGGAATTACGTTTTGTGTATAGAAAGTATAATGTAATAATAGTATATAATACCCAAGCCCTGTGTATCTCACGTTTTTTTTAAAAAGGGTACCCAGTTATATATATTTGTATATATGTATGTATATATGTATAGGATTCCCACGGGTATCCCATGGGAATGCGATGGGATGTTTTAGTATCTGTTTAGTTTAATTTGGTCAAACATTGGGGTAAACTCAGTCTCTCCAGTAAATCTATTTATTCCTGTTTTAGGGTCTACTACTGGGTCTGCTGAAGCAGTTGTAGGGCTAAACAGCATTGATAATAAATTAAGCCTTGCTCCTCCTTTCACTACTTTGGAAAACCCCTCTTGAATTACAGTTGACATAGCTTTGTCTACCCCTTTCTTAATTTCTTTGTTTTTTAGCAAAGACTTATTCTGAGTAGACTGATTAGAAACGCTAGTATTTTGCATGTTTTTCACTTCATCCAAAGTTGGTATTGTAGGCTTTATTCCTTCTTTAACGTCTGTTGTTTTTGCTTTTGGTTTTCTAGGCATTTTATATATTGTTTTTTAGAAACTTCCCCATGTCTTTACTTATCTGTCCTGATTGTACTCTGGCATTAATTCTTTTCATCTGATTATCAATACGAGTGTTTTCAAGACCTTTAATATGATTTGTAACATCTTCTAGATGTCTTTGTTTGTGGTATGTAGTTTTACCCATAGGTCCTTCACAAGGACATGAGCCATCATCTACTATTCTTAATCTTTTTCCTATTGCCATTATAATCTTATTTTTGGTTTAGGGTGTGGTTTTTGTGGTTTTTTAGGCGGTTTAGGTCTGTTAGTATTTTTACTAAAAGCTATTGGTTGTTTTCTTGCCATTTTATTTTATTTTTTTATTTTATACTCTTTTTCTTAATGAACTTGTTCTATTGCCCATTCCTACTCTTTTCTTTTCTCTTACTACTTTTGATTTTTCAGACTTACTTAGCGAAGACCAGGTTCTAGGGGTTTTGCTTGATATACGTTTGCTAGGTCTACACTTCTTAGTGTTCTTGTTTTTTTTAGAACCACAAGGATTTCCCTTTTCATCAGTCCATTTTTCTTTAAACCAACGTTTTAGGTTTAATCCAGCCTGTGTTTTTCTTACTGCCATTACTTACTCTTGTTTCCCCAGTTCTTAGCTCCTACCTTTCTACACTTTGCAATAGCTCCACTAGCATAAGCAGAAGGAAATACTTTGTATCTAGCCTTTACTTTATGATAGCAAGCGTCTTTGTTTGATTTTGATTTAGCCATATTTATGCTTTTTTATTTCCAGTTGAACTTTTTCTTCTTCCTGGATAGTTATGGGCAACCCCTTTTTTTCTTCCGCCTTCACCCGATTTTCCTCTATTGCTTTTTATACTGCGGCAAACCAGGTTAGAAGCGGCATTGTTTCTTGGATTACCATCTTTATGGTGTATTTCTTTTCCGTCAGGACATTTTTTATTTCTGTTTGCATTGTTTCTGGCAGCTCTATCTTTTTTTGCTTTTATAGAAGAATGAAACTTTTTATATTCAGCTTTATAATCTCTATGTGACATTACTTTTTCTTTTTTACTTTTATAGACTTAATTATACCGTCTATTTTAGCAGCCTGAGCTTTGTGCATCTTAGAAGCTTTTTTCAACTCACTAGATATACTCTGTAACTTTTTCTTGTTCATTTATTTCTTTTTATTTTTACGTTTTTTTAAAACCTTAAAATCAGCTCCCGTTATTTGATTATATGGAGGAGCAAGTTTTGCAATTCTACCTTGTTTTTTTGAAAGTTTTCTCATAGTTTACCATTTTACTTTGTTAGCCCAATAAGCAGCAGAGCAATTTCCTTTAGCTATATTCTTAGCGTGTCTAGCTTTAAAAGATTTTCTTCTTGCTTTTGATTTAGAGTCTGTTTTTTTACCTGCTGTGCTAACCCCCTGCTGTCCAAAACGAATTGTTTTTATTTTACCCTTACAATTTGTAACCACAACGTGTGACTTTTTAGGATGATTAGGGGTTCTCTTAGGTTTGTTTAACCCACTTACTCCAGCTCTTTTAATTGCTGACGCTTTTCTGCTTGCTTCTGCCATAATTTATTGTTTTATCTTTTTCCTCTTAATCTGTTGACTCTTGGACGAGGCACGTTACGCTGTGAATATTGAGCGTGTTGAGCCTGCCTAGTGTAGTTTTTGTTAGGAGGTACTGCTGTGCCTGCGTTTTTATTTGATTTAGATTTACCACATCCACATCCCATATTTATTTATTTTACGTTAATGTACAAATATAATAAAAATTTTATTAACATCATAGTACATATTAATATTTATTACTATATTTGTTTCAATTAAATTAAATAATATGGACAATAACAAAAAACCACAAGAACCAAATTTAGCAGAAAAAGGATGGAGTCTAACTAAGTCTTTAATGAGGTATGCTATGTCTGGATTTCCAAATGTAAGTGAAGAGCTTTTTGAAAAAAGAATGCTTATATGTAACGGATGCGAGCTTTTAAAAAAAGAAAGAGGAACTTGCGGGGTTTGTGGATGTGTGGTTGAATACAAAGGAAGAATGGAAACAGAGTCTTGTCCAAAAAAGAAATGGTAATGGAATTAGCACAAGGATTAATAAGAAAAATAATAGTTACAGCTGGAGATAGAGATATAACATATGTAAAAAGTCAAACCATAGCGGGGGGCTCTATAAAAATAGTAGATATAACTTTTGATTCGGCATGGGCAGAACGCTACGGGGAGGGTAGATATAACATCTACGTCATACCTAACAATAATAAATACGTTAGATTGTGGAAATCTATCCCTTCCAGTAAGTGTGTCCCTGAATACGAACTAGAAATAGAACCTCAACTTTAATAATATGGAAATACAACCTATAGGAGATTTTGTATATGTAGAGCTTGAAAGAGAAGAAGAAAATAAAATAACTCTATCAAACGGAAAAGAATTGTGGCTAGATACTAGTTATGATAGATATGTAAACGCTCGTCAATATGGTATAGTAAAATACGTTTCTAAATCAATAAGAAAAAGAGTTGATGACGGATACAATCTTAAAAAAGGAGATAAGGTTTACTTTCATCATTTTTGTATAGATGAAAAAATGGCTAGCGAATTTGGTGGGGAAAATATATATAAAATAAACTACGAGCAAATATACTGTTTTATTAGAGATGGTAAAATAACAATGACAATGGATTATGTGTTTGTAGAGCCAGTACAGCTAGAAGATAAAATAGGAAATATATATATACAATCAAAAGAGTCGGTAAAAAGAGGAAGGGTAAAACATGCTAATCAGTTTTCTATAAATGACGGATTTAAAAACGGAGACGAAATTCTTTTTATTAAAAACGCCAACTATGATATGATTATAGAAGGAGAAAGATTGTTTAGAATGAAAAATAGTGAGATATTAGCAAAAACATCAGGGATAGAATGAGTGATATAGAAAAATCAGATGTGCAAATTTATGTAGAGGATACTCTGCAAGAATTATTAGCAGCAGCTAAACATGGTATATCTACGCTTATAGCAGATGTTAAAAGACCTATAGCTGATGATGTGGCAGACGAAAGACGTAAGTCTGCATTAGAATCTAAAAAGAAAGCATTTATGGATGCTCAAGAAATGTTAGCAGCATTAGTGACTTTAGAAAATAAAATAAAAGGACAGGAAGTTATAGAAGAAGAAAAGGAAGATAATAATTTTAAAGGAGGCTTCTCTGAAAAATACGCAAGAAAAAAATGATAGACGAAATAATAGAAATGCAAAAAGAAGAAGACTTAGTATATAACTCAATGTTTTGGTCTTATATGTTATTAACCAAACAAACAACTTTTAAAAAGGTTTTAGAAACTGACGAAGAATTTGGCCTTATATTTGACCCTGCCAACTTATCAAAATCAAATCCAGAAGAACTTATAGATGTTCTAATAGAATATTTTGTGGAGCTAGAAGAATACGAAAAGTGTGCTGATTTAGTTTCTGCGAAAAAACTATATAAGAAAAAGAGAAAATAAAAAAAGGGGCTTACGCCCCTTTTAATTTAAAAGAATCTAGTTATTAAGATTTAGTCCAATAACCGTACTCTAATCTACAAGAAGCTACGTTTGCTTGTACCTCTAATCCTACCGCCCCTTTAACAGGGAAGAAAGCAAACTCTAGTGGGCCTAAGTCCATAATAGCAGTAGCGTCATCAGCTTTTACTGTAATAATATTTGTAGTATCTCCATTTTTCAAATACACATAAGTTATATCTGTATTAGCTGCAGAAGTTAAAATATTAGTTGCTCCTGTGTGTAATACGAGAACTTCAGATGTATTCACAACTGGAACATCTACAGTTAAAGTGTCTGTTACCGTAATACTTAACGGGTCACTAGTAGCGTCTTTGCTTGTTAATGTTAATGTTGGTGTTAATGTTGCCATTTTTTCTAGTTTTTATAAGTTAATATTACGTTGTTAATGCTATTTCGTTCTTAGTCACAAGGTCAGTTAAACTGTGATTAACAATAACTCTTTGCCATCCTTGACCAAGAGCAGACATTGTAATGTGACATTTATCAGTTGTATCCCCTCCTAAAGTGTCATCTGAATCTTCTTCTACAGTAGATATATTTACATTTCTAATTAATCCATTAAAAGTTTGGTCTGCAAAATCAACCAACCTTCCGTTAACATTAATAGACTCTAGGTTTAATAAAGAACCCTTACCTCCTAAATGCATTATAAATAAAGTTCTAAAAGAGCTAAATCCTTCGTCAACTGTTAAAAAATCAACATGTGGAGAATCAATCTGAGCCTTGTTAGTTCTAGACTTGTCATACCAAAATGAATAATCTTCAGACTCAGCAGCGTCCTCATAAGCTAATATAACTCTGTCTAAATTAATAATCATTTCTACAGTAGAAGTGTATGTCACTCCATTTTTTGTTTCAACCGTCATCTGTTTTAATTGATTTGAATAACCATCAATAGCAGATAATGCTGTTTCATCGGTTTCTACTACAATTGGGCTTGCAGACTGTGCTCTGTCGTAGTATAACAAGCACACTTTTGGAACAGCAGCATTGTTTAACCATCCGTAAACAACTGCTTCTGAATTTAAGCCAATTTCTCTTTTACCAGCTGTTTCGCCAGTAAAATCTCGGTTGCCATATTTCGTGACACCTAAGCTAAATAAGTTCATAATTTTTTTTTTATATTAATAATTGATTGAATGTATATGCAAATATAGTTAAATCATTGTATATATGCAAATAATTTTATATATTTGTATCCATGTCAAGTAAAGAAATTTATGGAATACCAGTTAATATTCCAAAAAAACCTTCTAAACGTTTTATACTAGGCTCTAACAAGCCTAAAAAAAAACAAAAATGGGAAAGAACTGAGCTTCCAGACAATTGGGAAATATTACCAGAGTCTAAAAGAGCAAAGTTTATAGAACAAGAGTTTAAAAGAAGAGTAGAGGGGGTTTGGTTTATGAACAATGGTGTAGCCACTTACTTGACAGGCTTACATTATTATTATTTAAACTGGTGTAAAATAGATGTTGGATACCCAGACTACTGGGATAGAGACAGGAGGTTTTTTTATGTTTGGGATAGTGTAAGAAGTAATCCTAATTGTTACGGATTAATAATGCCAAAACATAGAAGGCAAGGGGCTTCTTGGAAAGCTGCAGCAATAGTTATGCATGATATAACTCTATCCTATAATTCCAATGGTGGAATTATGAGTAAAACGGGTGCGGATGCTAAAAAGCTCTTTGACAAGGTTGTGTTTATGTTTAGAAAGTTGCCTGATTTTTTTCAGCCAATTATTGAAGGTACAGATTCTCCTAAAACGGTTTTATCATTTAAGAAGCCTGGAGAAAAAATTACTAAAAATAATGTTAAGGTAAAAAGGTCAGAAGCTTTAGACAGTCAAATAGATTGGAGGAATACCAAAAATAATTCTTATGATGGAGAAAAGTTAAAAACTTTTGTTTCTGATGAGGGTGGTAAGTGGTTAGAGGCAGATGTTTCTAAAAACTGGCAAATTGTAAAACCTGCTTTATCTGAGGGTATTAGAATAATTGGAAAAGCGTTTTTACCTTCAACTGTTAATGAAATGGAGTCAGGAGGAAAAGCATTTAAGGATATATGGGATGATTCAGACCAAGAAGATATGATACCTGGAGTTAACAGAACTAAGTCTGGATTGTTTAGATATTTTACTCCAGCTTATGATGGTTTTGAAGGATTTATAGATGAATACGGAAATAGTATTGTAAATAATCCTAAAAAAATAGTTTATGATAAGTACGGGGATAAAATAACAATAGGAAGTAAACAGTATTTAGATGGTATAAGAGAAAGTTTTAAAAATGATACTAATAAACTTGCTGAATACAAAAGACAATTTCCTTTCACCCCTGAAGAAGCTTTTAGGGTTAGTACGGACGATTGTTTGTTTGATTCAGAAAGAATTTATCAACAAATAGACTATATAGAAGGTTCGGGAGAAAATATGGTAACAAGAGGAAATTTTATTTGGAAAAATGGAAAAAAAGACTCAGAAGTTATATGGATTCCAGATAGAAAAGGAAATTGGAATGTTGTTTGGCTGCCAAAAAAAGAAGAAAGTAATAAAGTGGAAATAAAACGTTCAGGAAAGTTTCCTGGAAACGAATTGCATATTGTATCTGGTTGTGACCCTTTTGACCATGATACTACTACTGACGGTAGAAGGTCTGATGCAGCATCTTATGTTTTTAAAAAGCTAGATGTCCATGACCAAGACAATTCGCATATGTTTGTTTCGGAATATATACATAGACCTCCAAAAGCAGAAATGTTTTTTGAGCATATGTTAATGCAGTGTGTTTATTATGGGTGTCCGATTCTTGTAGAAAATAACAAGATAGGTCTTATCCAATATTTTAAAAGAAGAGGCTATGAAAAATACCTTATGGCAAGACCAGAATCAACACACACTAAATTTAGTAAAAAACAAACTGAAGTTGGTATACCAGCTACAGGTACAGCAGTAGCTAATGCTATTGTAGATTCAATACAGGCCTACATATATGATTATGTTGGGTTTAATGCGGAAGAAGGGGAGATAGGAAGAGTTTTTTTTACAAGACTATTAAAAGACTGGTTAGAATTTGATATAAATAATAGAACAAAATTTGATGCAACTATGGCTTCTGGATTTGCCTTGCTTGCGTCACAAAAACATATAAAACCAAAAGTAGAAATAAAACAAGCACAACCTTTTGTAAAAAGATATAGCAATAAAGGAATAATGTCTAAATTAATATAAATGAAAAACAAAAATTATTATGGGTTCCCAAACCCATTAGCTTCACGAGAAGAGAAGTTAGAAAAAGAGTATGGTCTACAATACATGAGACAAATATATAGAGAATGGGAAGACGAGGGTTCTGGTGTTAATATTATGAGCACTAGAAATCAACGGTTCAGAAGATATAGAGAGTATGCAGAAGGTATGCAATCTGTAGACCAATACAAAGAATTAGTGGGAGCAAATGGAGATAGTTCTTATCTTAATTTAAACTGGGAAATTGTTCCTATAATACCAAAATTTGTTGATGTTTTAGTTGGGGGTCTTACTAATCAAGATTACAATATTAGATGTACAGCTATAGACCCAATCTCTGTTGATAAAAAAAGCGAAGATAGATATGCCGCTTTAACAAAAATGTCAATGCAAGATTTTGCTCGTGAAGCTTCAGGTTTAACAGGGCTTCCTTTTGATAAAGATTTTGAAAACCTTCCAGAAAGTAGAGAAGAGCTTGATTTGTTTATGGAACTTAATTATAAGCAAGCTACAGAAATTGCTATGGAGCAGGGTATTGAATTGACTTTTTATTTAAATGATTGGGAAGAAATAAGAAAAAGAGTTATTCGTGATTTAGTAGCTTTAGATATAGGAGTTGCAAAAACAGGTATTGAAAACGGAAAAATAACAATGCGTTATGTTGACCCTATTAATTTTGTTTCTTCACATTCAAGTAGCCCAGATTTTAGAAACATGGAGTATGCTGGAGAGGTTATGTATATAAGTATTCATGATTTAAAAAGACTAGCGGGAGATGAATTTTCAGAAGAAGAATACGAAGAGATTGCTGTATCTGTTTTAGGTAAGCACGGAAATCCTGGTAAAATGTCTTTAAACAGTATAAGTTATAACGGTTACGAAACAAACGAATATGATACTTACAAAGTAGCTATTCTTGATGGAGTTTTCAAATGTACAGATGTTATGTATTATGAAAAGAAAGGGAATAGATATGGAGGGTTTTCTGTAAATAAAAAAGACTCAAAATATAAACCGCCAAAAAATCCAAGATACAAAAGAGAAAAAATAAACTCTGCTGTTGAAATGATATATAAAGGAAAATACATAATTGGTACTGACTTTATATTTGACTATGGAGTAGCAGAAAATATTGTGAGGCCAAAAAGTAATTTATCAAAAGCATTAATGCCTTATGCTGTTTACGCTCCTAATATTATAAACATGAACAATAAAGGAATGGTTGAAAGAATGATTCCTTTTGCAGACCAAATACAATTAGCACATTTAAAAATACAACATCTTATATCTAAAGTAAAACCTCAAGGTTCTGCTATAGAGCTAGGAGCTATTGAAAATGTTGGTAAAGGAGATGGGGGAACTTTTACTCCTTTAGAAGTTCAAGATATATATCAACAAACAGGAAATTTATATTATAGAATACAGATGGACGATGGTACTCCAGGAAACCCAAATCCTATTCAAGAATTAAGAGGAGGTATAGGGGGTGCACTTCAAGAGTTGATAGCTATATATCAATACAACTTACAGATGATAAGAGATGTTACGGGTATAAATGAAATTAGAGATGCTTCACAGCCAGATAAAGAATCTTTAGTTGGAGTTCAAAAAATGGCTTTACTTGCTTCTAATAATGCTACTAGATGGTTAAATCAAGCTTTTTTAAGTATTACTAAAAACTTAGCAAAAAGTGTAGCTTTAAGAGTTCAAGACTTGGTTAATTATTCAGGAAGCTATAAGGGGTATATTCAGTCTATTGGTGACTTCAGTATGAAAGCTATTGAAGTTACAAAAGATGTTACTTTAGCTGACTATGGTATAATGATAGAGCCTTTACCAGATGAAGAAGAAAAAGCGTTACTAGAACAAAACATACAGGTGTCTTTACAAGAAGGGGAGCTTAGAATAGAAGATGCTATACTTATAAGAGGGATTAGAAATATTAAGCTTGCGAATCAAATGCTAATATTAAGACGTAAAAAGTATATGCAAGAGCAACAAGAAATGGCGGCTGCTAATGCTCAGTCTAACGCACAACAGCAGCAAATGTCTATCCAAGCAAAAGCACAAGCTGACGCTCAAATGAAGCAAATGGAAACTCAAGCTGAGATTCAAAAAATGCAAGCTGAATTTGAGATGAAAGAAAGATTTGCTCAGGCTGAGCATAAAAGAAGAATCTACGAGTTAGAGTATTCAGGTAATATAAAGAGTGACCATATATCTTTATCTCAGGATGATTCTGACTTAGTAAGAACCAAAGTGTAGGGTAATAATTGCAATATTCAAAATATTTTTGTATATTTGTAAAAGTTTAATTTAAATTTAATAACATGAATGATAGATTTGAGGAGCTAGTAGCTAAAGGTCTGGGGGCCAAAATAGTTAACGAAGATGAAGCTCCAAAGGCTGAGGAAACTCAGAAAGAAACCCCAAAAGAAACTGTTTCTGAAAAAGTAGAAACAAAAACAGAAGAAGTAAAAGAAGAGGTAAAAGAAGAAGTAAAAGAAGAAGTTACCTCAGAAGAAAGTTCTTTGAAAGAAGGAGATTCGTCTCCTGAAAAAGAAAAAAATAATCCTACTGAGGATAAGGTTGTTACTCAACAAGCTAGTTTTGATGACATGTTAAGCGAAAAGACTGACGGTCAATTTAAAACTTACGATGAGTTATTATCAGCTTTATCTAAAGAAGATACACCAAGCGTTGAATTTGCTAACGAACAGATGGCTAAACTGAACGATTATGTTAATAAGGGGGGTAGAATGGAGGATTTTTTTAGTACTCAAATGGCTAACTATGAAGAGATGAGTGATGAGCAGATTGTAAAAAATTACATGAAGTTTCAAAACCCAGAGTTAAGTTTTGAAGATATTGGTCTTCTTTACGAAGATTCATATAAGCTAGATGAGGACGAATATACGGATAAGGAGGTTAAGTTGTCTAAGATAAAACTTAAACAGAAAGCTTCGCAGGCTTATAAAGAGCTAACTAAATTCCAAAAAGATACAGCTGTTCCTCAAGCTCAAAAAGATACTGAGGCTGAAAAAGCAGCTATAGAAGAAAATCAGAAAAAATGGAGGTCTCAAGTTCATGATACATTAAAAGATTTTGGAGCTGTAGATTTTGATTTAAATGATAAGGGAGATAAGTACACTTTTAAAGTTAGTGAAGATTCTATGAAGTATGTGACAAATACTACTTTAAACCTTCCTGATTTTTGGAAAAGGTATGTAAACGAAGATGGGTCTGAAAATGTATCTAAACTAGCTAGAGAAATGGCTATTTTAGACAATGTAGATTCAATAGTAAGAAGTGCATATGCTCAAGGAAAGTCGGGGGGAAAAGAAGATGTTATTAAGGATATTAAAAATCCATCATATACTCCAGAAAGTAAAACTGAAAACACTAAGCCATTATCCATTCAAGACCAGATAAATAAAGAATTATCTAGTCGTTAAATTAATTATTAATGAATAAAACAATAAAATAAAATGGCATATTCAACGGGTACTGGATACGCAAACGGAATACCTAGTGCGTTTCGTGTTGCGACCACAGAAAACTACGTGAACACATTAAATGTTCACATGCCAGAGGTTGCTGAAGATTTTGTTTCTAGATACGGAGACCAATCTTTAACAGGACTTTTGGAATCAATCGGGGCACACGCTCCAACTGCTCAACGTAAATTTGAGCACTATGAGGATGACTTCATCCACCAAAACTTTGGATTACAAGCAGGGGCTACTGTAGCTGTTGCTGGTACAACTGTTACTTTAGCAAATGCAGATTCTGATGACGGTACTGCAACTGGTAACTGGTTCTTAAGAGTTGGTGATGTAGTAATGTCTCCTCTTGGAGAATTAGCTCTTTGTACTGCACGTCCAGCTACAAACACTGCAACTTTAGTTGCTTACAATGCTGCATGGACTGCAACAACTACTTCTCAAAGATTAATCATAATAGGTAATGAATGGGAAGAGGGTACTAACCAGCCAACTGGTATTACTCCTGTTTCTAATCACTACTATAACTATACAATGATTATGAAAGAATCATTTGATGTTACTGGCTCTGAGGCTACTAACAAAACTTGGTTCAAAGTAGATGACCCTGCAACAGGGCAATCAGGATACCTTTGGTATTTAAAAGGTGAAGCAGATACTCATAGACGTTTTATGAACTACTGTGAAACTATGATGCTTCAAGGTAAAATAGCTACAAACACGAACGCTGCTTTACAGCCAGCTGGTAACTCAATCGGAAACGGGGGTATCACAGGTTCTGAAGGACTTATTGAGTTCATTAGAACAGGTAATACTCAGACTTACTCTCAAGTAGCTGGATTCAACCTATCAGACTTTGACGCTATGATTAGAACATTAGACCAAAACAGAGGTGCTCGTGAGAACACAATCTTTGCTGGTATTGACTTATCTTTAGCTATTGACGATGGTGTTGCTGCAATGTTTGCAGGTGGTGGTGTTTCTTACGGTGCATTTAATGGTGCTGAAGAAATTGCTATTGCATTCGGATTTAAATCTTTCACTAGAGGTGGTTACACTTTCCACAAGAAAACTTATGATGTATTCAACTACTCTCCAATGTTTGGAGCTGCTGGTTACAACTACCCAGGAATGGGAATGGTAATACCAGGAGACATGAGAAAGGATACTAAGACTGGAGAGGCTGTACCTTCTTTAAGAGTTAGATATAAAGAAGCAGGTGGATACTCAAGAAAGATGGAGCACTGGTTAACAGGTTCTGCTGGATTGGCTAATCCAACTAACGAAACTGATGACATGCAGTTACACTACAGAACTGAAAGAGGTTTTGAAGGATTTGCATCAAACAGATTCGTATTATTAGAAAGAGTGTAAACTCTTAGTTATTGAAAGAAGGGGAGGACAAGCCTCCTCCCTTTCTTTTTTTTATTAATTATATTAAATTTTAGAAAATGGCAAAAAAGAAAAAAAGTGTTATATATCAATTAACACAAATGAATGAGGCTCCTGCTACTCAGGGTAAAAATTACCCAGCAACAGCAAGGATACCATCTATAGATGAAATCTATGATGAGGAAAAAAACACAAACAGAATGATTCGTTATGCAATTGGAGAGCAATCAATTTTTGAAGACGAACAAACATCAGAAAAACCAGTTTTAGGGGATATTGTTTTTACCAATGGTATTTTACCAGTTCAATACAATCAAGCAACTTTAAAAAAATATTTAGAAGCTTCAAATCATAATGGAGGAAATCCTAATAGAATTGAAAGCAAAAAAGTATTATTTAATGTTATTGATAATGAGTTTGACGCTGAACAGTCTATGAAAGATATGGAGGTTGAGTATTTAGCTACAGATAGTTTAATGAAACTAGATGCTCAAAAAATGGTAGGATATGCTAGAGCTATGGGTGTTGATGTAGATAGAAGTATGTATGAAATCAAACATGACATGATGGTTATGGCTAAGAGTAATCCAACATTATTTATGGAAGAATTGTCTAATCCTATGATTGAAAGAAAGCAAGTTATAATGGATGCTATTGATAGTATGATAGTGATTGAAATAAAAGGTAAAAGACAATTTGTATGGGGAGACAGTAAAGAATTAATATTTACTGTGCCAGTAGGGGTTGACTCTGTAGATGCTCTTACAGAATATACTTTTGATGACGAAGGAGCTTCTGTTTTTAGTAGAATAAAAAGAATAATGTCTAAAGAAGACATTGCAGAACCAAAGACGGAAACAAAAACAAAGAAAGTAGAAAAGATGGTTAAATAACTTAACCAATTTACATATATTATAACGAAGGGATATTCTAGCGGTATCCCTTCTTTATTTCATCTTTTTTTTGTATATTTGTAAAAGTCTATAAAAAATTTATCTTAAAATGCCAGGAAGCTACAGTCCACTTAACATCGTAGATAGTTATCAATTAAACGCTCAGTGTCATTTGGCTTATATTGAGTCTCAAGAACAAGCTGACGATAACGGTTATAATAATCCTTATATAAGAACAGAAATAGTAGGAAGCTACCGTATGTATTGCGACCTTCCTGCAAACAAAGATATAGTAGGTGTTGAAGACATTACTTCTGGAGGTCCTGTTTTAGATTTAAATGCTTTTGGGGGTCAAAACACTCAGTGGTTTGTAGGCCCTAGCGGTCATCATTATTTTAAAATAGTATTAGAATACGGGGGCCCAAACGATATACAAAATAGACATCCAGAAGGTTCAGGAGAAAGAAAAATTCAAATTGAGCTTGCTAATGGTCAACTAATGGTGTTTGAGATTTTTGTTCGTGGATGGAAGCATTTACGAGCAGAAACTGGTGGATTAAGCAGTTCAGGTTTAAGTGAATTTGTTCCTTCTTTTAACGGTAGTGATGGAACTAGCTATACTTCAACTACATTTCCAAATGGCGACTTACAATATAATCCAGCCTTAAGGCTTGATAATATACTGAGAAATGACGCAAACTCAGCACCATCAACACCAGGACCAATAACTTTAACTGACCAAAGTGCTGCTGAAATAGGAAGAATGGTAGAGTGGAGCGGTTCTACACACAATAGTACCTCTATAAATGGTTTTGCAAAAACAACCGCTGGTACTGGTCAAAACTTGCAACGTACTGATAATTGGAGTTATGCTGTCCATAAGGAGGATATGGATGAGATAAATAAAATAGGTTGTGCAAACGAGTTTTATCACGGTAGGGTTTATTTTAAAAATGCGTATGGTTCTGGTTTTAGTAGTTTAACAAATTTTCAAAGAAGTAATTTTACCTCAGATTTATTTCAAATGCAAGACCCTCTTATTTCTCCAGCAGAAACAAGAAGAACTGCAATTTTTGTTTATGAGACAATAGATAGTGATTGGCGTTCTGTTATAGGGATGAATAATGGACAGCCTACAGGTAGTACTTATTTAAATCACGAGCAAGACAATTCTACAACTCCAGCTACAGGGCCTAGAAGTTATAGAAGAGAAAGTGGAATGGCGGACCCTGCTTCTCATCCTAACCCTAACGGGCCATACGGTCCTTACAATACTAATGCAGGATACGTTGCCGCAACAACAGGAGGTTTTGCAGGAGATTTTGGTCTTGGAACCATGAGAGGAGGAGGATGGGGAAGCCTTATTCCTTCTGGAGGAAGCATTACTAGCACGTGTAATGCAACTCATGATGGTCATTATACAGCAAAAGCTACTATAGCTAACCCAAATAATGGACAACCTTTTCCTAGTGAAGGTTATAAAGCAATATGGATTGGAGGAGGAAAAGGGGTAGATTCTATAAATAATAATATTACTGTTCCAGGAAGTCAAGGTTATGATGATATATTAAGCAAATATTCTAGCACTACAACATTTAATTATCAAAGACTAGTTCCTCCATTAATTTCTATGACTCAGGTTGCAGGACACTGGCCACCACCACCTCCAGGCCCTTGTGTTGTAAACCCTCTTATTTTAAATGCTGGTAATGTTTCTGTTACTAATATAACGGTTAATGGAGCTAATGATGGTATAGCTACTGTAAATGAAAGTGCTTTGAATGGTGCTGGAAACACAAGTCCTTACACCTACATATGGACAGGTCCTACGGGTGTTTTTGGAGGAAACAGCAACAGTCAATCAAATTTAGTTCCTGGTAATTATTCTGTTACGGTTACGGATGCTAATGGTTGTACAGATGATTATAGTTTTGTAATTACTGAGCCAGCAGCACCACCTCCGTGTGATTTCTTGTATAACGTATCTGTTTCTTATGGTTGTGGAAACGCTTTGCTTAACTTTGTTGCAGATATGAATAGCGGTACTCCTGTAGCAGATTGGGTTATTACAGTTACAGACCCTAATGGAAATTCTTTAAATCCTTCAACACTAACAATACCAGGAGGCTCTGGAAGTATTGGATTACCAGGTGCAACAGGGGGTACTATTATTAATGGGACTTATAATTATACAATTGAAGATGCAAACGACCCTACTTGTTTTGTAAACGGAGTTATTCCTGGAGTAAATGTAGTTGCCAACACATTAAATGTTACTGCTACATCTACTAATGAAACTTCTGTAGGGGCTAATGATGGAACAGCTACAGTTTTAATTAGTGGAGGACTGGCTCCTTATAATTTTACATGGAATAACGGGCAGTCTCTTTCTACTATAACTAATTTATCAGCAGGCTCCTACACTGTTAATGTTACTGATGCTAACGGGTGTTCTGCTCAGGCTACAGTTACAGTTGGTGCGGCTGTATCTAAACCTTTAAACGCACAACCTTTAGAGGTTTGTTTAAATTTAGATACTGGAACTTTTGATTTTGTTGATAATAATGACTACTCTCCTTCTGGTACTACTTATCCTTACAGGATAGCTATAACTATAGACCATGGAAATGGGGTAAATGTTTATCCAGGAAGTTTGGCAGCACCAGATATTTTTTCTGATTCTGATTTAGCAGCTGCAAGAACATATGACGAAACGATAAACTATGGTATGAATCAAAGCATACTAATACCAATGTCAGGGCCTAATTATATATCTGACATTTATAAAATAACTACTGTATGGAATTTTACAGGTGGTAACACAGTTGACCACACTACTGTTAGTTATGTAAATGCTCAAGGGTTAAAATTATTTGAAGATTTAACTATAAAATTAAAGTTAAATTATAGTTGTGCTGGAGATATAACTAGTCATGATAAAACAGATTATTCTATAAGTGGTATTCCTTACACTTTAACAAGAACTCATGAGTTGTTTGCTCCTGTAGCTTCAGGGTTACCTAGCCCTGCTTATACTAGCGGTCAAAACATAATAAACGCTGATTTATATGAGGGTGATTGGACTTCTAGCGTAACCTCTTATGTTGTATGGAATGTACCTCAACTTCCTGTTCAAGGAGTTGTGTATGACCCGTTATGTATTAAAAAGACTTTTTATAAAACTAAAACAAAAACTGTATCTTGTTATATAGACCCGTGTGTTGTTCATCATCATTCTAAAAAAATAAAAAACAAATATGACGCTGCTATTTGCGACAGAGATATAGTAAAAATAAAAGAATACAGATTTAAATATCAAAGATTAATAGAATTACTAAAAATATATATAATTGGAGATTTAGGAGATTGTGCAGAAGATTATGAAGAGTTATGGAAAATGCTTGAAATAACCGACCTGGACAAAATAACTGACCCAGACTGTTGTGGTGATAAGCAAATAAATGAAACCATGATAGCTGATGGAAAAGGAACGTATAATAAAACAGTAGATTGTACAGGTGGAGATTCAAATAACAATATTACTACAGGTGGAGGTGTAGTAATATGGCCAGATAATCCTACAGGTTGTCCTTGTGTTGGAGAAGCAGTAATATGGTCTGAAAGCCATCAACAGCAAGGAATTTATGTTGTGGGAGATTATGTTAATGTTATACAAAATGTTCTGACACCTACCCCTCTTGGCCCTTCATTTGAAAATGTATACTACTGTTTTCAGTTATGGGCAGCACCTGCTACGTGGGACACTGTGTCAAACCCTCTTCAAAATCCATTTACTGATTTAGGTCAATATTGGGAATATTTACCGTGTGATGGTGATGGCGGACAGCCTATATTTGGCTGTACAGATTCAGTCGCAATGAATTACGACCCTACAGCAACAATTGATGATGGCTCATGTGTTTATCCAATAGATGGATGTACAGACCCAACTGCAATGAATTACAACCCACTTGCTAACGTTGATGATGGTTCATGTACTTACTGTGTATATGGTTGTATGACTATAGGTTCTGTAAACTATGACCCTACAGCCACTTGTGATGATGGTTCTTGTATACCTTGCGTATATGGATGTACAGAGCCTACAGCAACAAATTATGATTCTTTAGCTACATGTGATGACGGTTCTTGTATAGAATGTCTTACAGTGGGGTGTATGGACCCATTAGCTACTAATTACGACCCATTAGCCTGCATTCCTGATGACACCATGTGTGTATACGGTAATATCCAGATGGGATGTACAGACCCAGCTGCTGTTAATTATAATTCTAATCCAACATTAGTTGAGGATGGTTCTTGTGTCTATGCTGGTTGTACTGACCCATTGGCTAATAACCCTACACCTGCATTTATTCACCCAACAACTGGACAGATTACACTTCCAACAATAGACGATGGTTCGTGTTTATATTCATCTTCTTCGTGTACTGGAGAGTTGATTATACCTGATGATACTTTAGAGATGGAGTTGGAATTGCTAGGTTATAGTAATGGTGTTTTTGGAGATAATGCAATATTACAAGAAGGGGATGGTACGGTTACTAGTACTTGCGATTTAGAATATTTAAACGTAGCTTCTAAAGGTATTTCAAATGCACACGGTTTACACACATTTGTTTCTTTACTAACTTTAAAAATATCTGACAATCCTATTACCAGTATAGATGTTAGTGGAATGACTAATTTGAAAAATTTATTTGTAGATGGTACTAATTTGAGCACTTTAGATGTTTCTAACAATACTGCTCTTCAAAGATTAAAAATAGGACTTGGAACTTCAATATCATCTATAGATTTAACCAACAATACAGCTTTAGAACTTTTAGATGCAAGTAATGGGGCTTTAACTGGAACTCTTGATTTGTCGGCAAACATAAATCTTACATCAATCACTGTTCAAAACAACTTAGGGTTAAATGTACTTGACTTAGGGTCTAACATTAACTTAAACACACTGACCTTGGTTGCTACTGGAATAGGTGCTTCAGCAACAATTAAAGTGGGTAGCTCTGCTAGAGTCACTTTGGCTAACTCGCTATTTACAGTTGGAAACGGAAGTATTTCAACAGGAACAACATTTATAGTATAAAATTATGTCTAGAATAAATAGAAATAAAAAACAAACTACAATAGCAGACGGAACATCAAACCAAACTGTTTACAATAAAGGGGTTTCTAAAAAAGTAAACAAAAAAGTTGGTCATAAAGGAGATAATGCTAGAGTTAATTTTAACTCTCCTTTTATTTCTGTTGTACAAAGTGGAGGGGGCACTGAATCAAATCCTTACTTGTACACTTTAAATGTAAAGGATACTATTGTTAATTCAATTGCTAATAATAAGGCTAAATTATTAGAGCAAATGGAAGAGTCTAAAGGGTTAAACGATTTGGTTAATTCTGTACAGCTAAAACATTTAAAAATGCTTAAAGGATTTGATAGTACATGCTCCTTTAATGTTGACTTAAAAGATTTAAGTTTAAAAGTAACAAACATAGCAAACGCTACAGAAAAAAACATAGGTGTTTCTAAGTTTGTTCCTACACAAAAAACAAAACAAAATACAGTTAATAATTTATTTTATGTAGGAGGTAATTTTAATCTACCTATTAATTGTACTATAAAACATAGTTTAAAGATAGAAGGTAAAGATGATATTCATCCTGACAACCCAAATCCTTGTGAGTATGGATATAAGGTTCATGTTAACAAAGGAGGAGATGGTTCAAGTTTTAGTTTTTTTATAACTTACAAAAAACTTCCGATGACCTATGATTATTTAACTGAAAAAATAATAACAAAAATGAAAAAAATAAGCATTGATTTTTTAATAGAATATAACAATGCTAAAGGTTCTTCTACACTTTCAAGAGGTAGTGTTTCAACAGGAACAAATACTTCAAGTATGGGTGGGGGATACTAATAATTAAAATAAACTAGGATTACTCATAATTTTTGAGTATATTTGTAATAAAAAATAAATATAAATGGCACTTAACGTAAAGATAACATTTGATTTAGATACAGACAAACTAAGAGTTGAAGACCTTACTGATTATAGTTCTGGTTATACTGGAAACATACATGGTACTGTATATATTTTAGGCCCTGCAGGTGTAATTCACCCTGGAGGAACAGCAACAGTTCCTGACTTAACACAATTATCATCTCAATATGTTCCAACTACTCCTTTACAAGCTTCTAGAAAGTTTGAAATAACTTCACCAACAGTTCTTGCTGGAGTTTATCAGGTAATATACACAGTATATGATAATGCTGGTTCTGGTACCGCTCAAGCTATAACTCATGACTTTACGTATGCTTACTCTTCTCCAGCACCTTCGCTGGCAATGTCTTTTAACTTAGGAGCATCATTGGTAACTAGTACAGATTCTACAGATTACACTCTGGCAGGAGCACAAACTCTTGACCCTGCAACTCCTATTGATAGAACTCATAACATTATAGCTCCTCCAGGAGCTGTTGATGCATTAGGGACTGCTATACCTAATCCTGCTAACTCAGGAAGTAGTGCTTCAATTACATACACTGGTATTACAACAGGAACTTGGACATCAACTTTATCTACCCTTGTTACCACTATTTTTGGAACAGGAACTTCAACTTATTATGTATCAGAAACAATAACAGATGGAGCTGCAATAGGTATTGTTTCAGATTTAGGACTTTGTAATGTTTACTGCTGTTTAAAAGCTTTAAACATGAGGTATGAAGAAGCTAAATGTAAAAATAAAGAATTAGCTGAAGATTATAAAGTTAAAATAGAAGAGGTTACCAGACTATTAACTTTGATGGGTCAAGCATTAGATTGTGGTTTAACTGGAGACGCTAGTCAATACTTATTAGATATAAAGCGTATATCAGAATGTGGGACAGAATGTGATTGTTATGATTCTGAAAATGTTCCTGCTTTAATTCCTATAACTTCATCATCTTCTACTACAGCGTTTAGGGTTGAAAGTGCTTCTTCTAGATTAAATGTAAGCTCTTCGGGTAGTGGAACTTCCGCAGACCCTGTTATTTATTCTGTAGATTTAGGCTCAAGCATTTCGGGAGATATATCTTATATAGCTGGAGGTATTCAAAGTATGGCTTCAAGAATAAGAACGTTGCAAGATGCAATAAACTCAACTTCTTCCACTTTAAGCTCAACAGCTTCCTCTCCAGAAATACATTATTTTACTATATCTAATGACTATGGGGCTAAAACTTCTGTTTATTCAGAAATATTTTTAAGTGGTGATAGGTTTAACAATGGCTCTATTTTTAACTTGTCTATGCCTACATCTTCAAGCACTGGCTGGTTAAATAATAATAATTTAACTTCCGTGTCTAATCTGTACCCATCTAACAATTGGGCAGGTGTACCTTACATGATTAGTGGAGTTATTCAAAACAACTCTGCTGGACTTATTCTTGATATACACACAAATTCATATCAAACGACAGGGAGTTTTAGTTTTAGTATTAAAGACTCAGAAGGAATGGTTTTAACAAATAATTTTTTAACGTTAAATCATAATGAAATAGTTATAGACTTTACATTAATATCAAATACATTAGTATAAAATAAAAATTTAAAAAAATGGCAATAAGTAATTTAGGGAATGGTAGCGGGTTTATATATATAACGGACAAAGATAATCGTATTATATCTAACTTAGCAAACACTCCAGACAACAAGCAGGCTGTTATATCTGATGCAAATACAAATGCAGCTTTAGCTAACGAAACAACAACTTTATACTGTACAGATTACAGAAGATACTATTTAAATGTTGATGGAGCTCAAGGCTCTATAGCTGGGGCTTCAGAAATAACAAACTATATAACTCATTATGGTTTTAATAATAGACTTCCTTTTTCTGAAGTTTCTGTTTCTTCAGGTATAGTTACTTATACTAGAAGTAGTAGTATACAAAGAATTGTTGTTGACACTCAAAGTAATACAGCTACAGATGATGTTGTTTTTATACGAGAAACAAATTCATTAATATCTGATGGAGATATATTAATTATTGTAGGAGAAGATAGTTCTAAAGTATCTTCTTTTTATGATAGCACAAAAAATGACGGGGCAGATGCAACAACAGCAAATGGAGGAACAGCTTTGAGTGGAGTGGGTCAAATGGAATTAGATGGAAATGCTACTTTTGCTACTGGAGATATGAATACATCTTTAATGTTAATGTATGATGGAGCTAAGTGGTATGAAATAAATAGAACTCCAGCAGCTGTAGTAACAACTAAAAAATTAAGAGATGCAGAAATACCAGTTCCTGTTTCTGGAACTAAAACTATTGACAGCATAGCTGCAGGAGAAAATATAACAGTACAGCCTGGAGTAACAGAAAGTGTTATTGTAGTTTCAGGTACTCACGATATAGGTAGTGGAAACTATACTATAAGTAAGCCTACAGGTGGAACGCCTAAAGAAGGGGAAAAATATACTGTATTATGGATTTCAAATTTAACGTCTACAGGTACTGTTTCTGTTTTTGGAAAAACTTTAACAACTAGTCAATATAGTACTGGAGCTGTTAATGCTATGGAGATAACTTCTACCTATGCAAATGAAGCTTGGCAAAACGGTATTATAAGTAGAAATGATGATGCTGCTGAAGACGCTTTAGGAAACCCTTCTACTGATGATATGGTTTTAACTTCAACCACAGCTGGAGTAAGAACTTGGAAGTCAGCTGAAAAAACTATAAAAACTGTAAGTGCAACTTTTGATACAGCATCAAATGATTTGGGAGGAGTTTCAAATAAAACTGTTGCTACGCATACAATATTAAACGATGCTTTTCCTATTGACGCTATAATACTTCTTGATTTAGCAGTTATTGAGATGCATACAGCGTTAACTGTAGGTTCTAGCACAGCAACTATTAAAATAGGGTTTACTGGAGCAATAGCAGATGATGACGGTATTGATACTTCAAGAAATTTTGATGCTGCTCCTTATTCTTCAGCAACAAGCACTGTTCAAACTAATGTTTCGGGAGTTGTTAAATCACGTGCAGGTACAAGTAACATAACAGTGAGTGTTGGTACGGTAGCGTTAACTGCTGGTAAATTTACTATAACCGTTCCTTATATGACATCATAAAAATTAAACAATGGCTATAAATATAAACAACTTATATAGATTTGTTCAGTTTATTGCAAACAAAGAACAGTCTGGATTCATAAAGCCATCTGAGTTTAATTTAGCAACAGAAAGTGCTCAGATGCAATTATTTATGGAAAGGTATAGTAATCCTGCTGAGTATCGTGGCAATGGAAAGGCTAGAACTGGATATAATCAAACTCAAAAAATAAATGATGATTTGAGAATTTTTATAAAAAGAACTACTTTACCTGTAGACCCTTCAGGATTAATGCAATACCCTGCAGATTATATGCATTTTAGTTCTGCTAAACACAGTTTTATAACTCAAAGAAAACCAACAAAAGTTATAGATGAAAATTGTGAAGATTGTGAGCAAAATTTAAAAACAAAAACAGCAGGAAAAATAATTACTAACATAAGAGAGGTAAGACCTGTTGATGATATGGAGCTGGCTAATTTATTAGGAAGCTATATTGTTAAGCCAAGTAATTATCATCCAGTATTAACATTTTATCAAGAAGGAGTACAATATCATCCTAAAGATATAGGTTCTGTAGATTTTGTTTACTTAAGAAAACCTGCAGAAGCATTATGGGCTTTTACTACAAATGCAAATGGTAGACCTATATATAACGCAGCGGCTTCTATTGATTTAGAATGGCCAGAGCAAGTTTTTAATGAAATAGCTATAAGGATTCTTTCTTTTGTTGGTATTAATTTAAGAGAACCAGAACTAGCACAATACAGTGAAGGTAAAAAACAAACAGGAATATAGAATATGGCTACTACAAAATATCAATTAGCAGAGCAGGTATTAAGAATATTAAACTCAGGGGATATATCTCATGACAATGAAATTGACATAAGAGAAATACTTCTTGCTATAGACCAGGAAAGAGATAGGTTAATAAGAATGAGGTTAAAAGAATCTTTAATGCAAGGAGAAAAAACTATACCTGGAGATATTGTAACTGCTTTTGATTCTATAACTATAAAAAAAGATAAGGTAAAAAAATTACTATTTTCTGAATTACCAGCTAGGCCTATGTCTTTATTTAACGATATGGGGATTACTCATGTTAGTTATACTACAGACCAATACAATGCTTTTATAAAAATGCCTAACGGTTCTTTAAGTTTGTACAATGGATTACTATCATCTGACATTGGAGGTAGAGGTGGTTACTGGTTAGAAGGAGATAGAATATATTATAATAAAGGAGTTGACGACTGTTGTGGTAATACTGTAATTTTAAAAATGATATTAAATTCTGGAGATGTAGAGCCAGATGAATTATATCCTATTCCTGCAGACTTAGAAATAGAAGTGGTTAGAAACGTGCTACAATTGTATGCACCTATGAAAACTGTCCCTAATGATGAACTTAATGATAACTTAGAATCTTAGATTATGCCTTTAGATGTTAAATTAGATGAAGTAATTAAATCTCTTCTTATACAAGAGGGGGATTCTACAGAACACAAATATATGCAATATTTAGATATTGCTATAAGAGGGTTAAAAGAACTTTCTTTTGATATACTTCAACAAATAAAAACAGAAACCTTAACTGTAAACGATAATTTAACAGTAGACCTTCCTATGGATTATGTTAACTATACAAGGATAGGTCTTTGTAAAAGTCATGGAAGGATTGAAACACTAGGTTATGATGAGTACTTATGCATACAAAACAAAGTAGATTGTTGTGGTGACCCTGATGCAAAAGATTTTTCAGGTCTTAAAAGAAAAACTGGAGGCAACTCAAGAAATGGAGAGTTGACAGGTGGATGGTATGGAAGAAGTGGAGGTTACAGAAATGGATACTACAGAATAGATAGAGAAAAAAGTCAAATAGCTTTATCTTCAGAATTGTCAGGAGAATCAATAGTTTTAGAATATGTTAGTGATGGTTCAAACCCTGATGGAAGTATGAAAGTTAATGCTTTAGCAGAAGAAGCTTTGAGAGCTTATATATACTGGAAGGTAAATCAAAGAAACTCTGGGGTTCCTTTGCAAGAAAAAGAAATGGCTAGAAGAGACTGGTATAATGAAAAAAGATTAGCAAGAGCTAGAATAGTAAACTTTACTCCAGACCAAGCTTGGAGAATATCAAGAAAAAACACTAAACAATCACCTAAATTTTAACATATGGCACTAGAAAAGAAAGTTTTTGCTGGTGGCGGTATGGATAGCGATACTGACGAAAGATTTGTTGCTAAAAATGATTATAAAAAAGCACTTAACTGTCGTATTTCAAGTTCTGATGAGGCTAATGATGGTATAATAGAAAACATACGTTCTAATAAAAAAATAGAAAATTTATGGAACTTTAATCCTGCCGCAAATAAAGTTATAGGTGCTTACGAAGATAAAGAAAGAAATGTAGTTATATTTTTTGTAGCAGGAGCAAGACCAAATTCAGACCCTGCTGGAGGGGGTAATAGTATATATGAGTATGACCCAGAGACAGAAATTGTAACAAAAATATTGGGAGATGTTTTGTTAATGTTTAGTAAAAAAAATTTAATAACAGGTATTAATGTTGTTGGTAGTGATTCTAAATTTCCTGATGGTTTGTTGTATTGGACTGATGATGTCAATCCTCCTAGAAAAATAAATATTGAAAAAGCAAAAAGATATACAGTTTCAGGTGGTGCTGACCCTTTAGGTTATGGAGTAATAACATACAAGCTTTTAGACGCAATAAAAGCTCCTCCTGTTAATCAGGCTATGGTGTCAGATTATTTAACAGATACAACTAGAAATACAAATCAGTTAAAAGGACAGTCGTGGCAATTTAAATACAGATGGGTTTATCAAGATGGAGAAAAATCTACATGGTCTCCAATAAGTAAAATGATGATTGATGAAAGATTTAATTCAATTTTCAATACTACAGGAGCTCAAACTTTAGATAACAATGTTATTCCTGTAGGATTTACTCCAGGCCCAGAAGATGTTCAAAGAATACAAATTGCTTGTAGAAAAACAAATGGAACAGATGATTTTATACTTGTTTCAGATATTGATAAAGACGATATAAAAGAAAAAGTAGGTACTAGTGCCTTTTTGATAGACCAAGTAACATCACTTCCTGACACTACAGGTACTGTTTTTTATTTTTACTTTTATAACGATTCTATTTATTCTACAATTAACACTGTTGAGTCAAATAAACTATATAATGATGTTCCTCACTATGCAAAAGCCCAAGAAATTGTTGACGGAAACAGATTAGTTTATGGAAATGTGGTTACAGGTCAAGATGGTCTGACTAACATGGATACTACTTTAGTAGCCGACCATCCAGTTGAAAGCCAGGTTGAAGATTTAGGAGAAGAGTTTCCATTAATTCCAGAGGTAAGGGCTAGAAGATTAATGCATGAAGGAGCCAGCACTCCTTGTGGTGCTCGTAGAAAACCTCAATTTGAATTTAGGTTAAGGTTTCGTTTAACCGATATTGCCCCTGGTTGTTTTAGAACTTATAGTATTACATTGAGAGACTGTAGAATGGTGGGGGCAATGACTGAACAGGGTAGTGGTACTGGTTTTGGTTATACTAGAACTTTTGCACACTGGGCTAGTATGGATATTAATGGATATATATCTGCTTTGTTTGACGAGAACTTTACTCCAAACGACCAGGCTCTTTCTATGGCTGCAGATTTAAATGCTCAACCTAACTTATGGCCTATATTTATGCTAGGGCCATCTTCTTCTGCAGTAACAACAGGTTCTCAACAAGATTCAGTTTATAACAGTTTTGCTGCAACAAACTGGAGTGCTAGTGGTGACTACTTAATGTTTACAGCAACTACTTTTGTAGATGTAAAGAGATTTACTTGGCAAGCCTATGGTAATTGGATTACTACGTGTGAAATTCAGAGTAATAATGTTACTGGAGATACTGGGTGGCAAAATACATTTGCTACAGTTGCTGATGTGGCTAACAATCAATCTACTTGTGGTTGTCGTATTGTAAGAACCAGAACTAGTTGTGGATGGGGAGATATAGCTGGTAATCCTGGTAGGGATGTTATAAATGGTATAGGTTCTTCAGTTAATATTCCAACTCCTTCAGGAAACTCTGTTTTAAACATACCTCTTACAAATCAAGACCATAGAAATAGATTAGTACAAATAAACCTTGTAGCGGGAGATACTGCTAATAGAGATAGCTCTTTATATCAAGATGCTTGTCCAGGTGCAGGAGGAGAATCTCCTATTGTACCTTCTTTTAAAACGGGAGCGTATCATAAATTTGGATTAGTATACTATGATAGAGCAATGAGAAGCTCTTCAGTTCAGCTGGATGAAACAGCAGAAGTCTATATTCCTACAGTAGCAGAATCTGGTTGGCAAGGGGAGTGGTATGTTGATTGGACTATAAGTCACAGCCCTCCTCCATGGGCGGAATATTATCAATGGGTTTACGGTGGTAACACTTTAACAAATAGATTTGTACAATTTGTTACAGGAGGTTTTTGGAGTGGAAGATATGCTTCACAAGATATAGGAGGGGTAGAAGGAGCTCCATACACTAATAACATACTTGTTGATATAACTGCTATATCTGCATTTCAAAAAGCAGAAGGTGGAAATGTAGTTGTTTATGATTATCAAGTAGGAGATATATTACGATTTGTTAGGGATGCTGGTGATAATGCTTCTCCAGAAGAATATGAGTTTAAAATATCAGGAGTTGTAGGAAGAGATGGAAATCCTCCTATATGGACAACTCCAGGTGGTAATACTGTATTTCCTTTTACTGACCCAGACAGGGTTTGGTTAATGCTTGCTAACGAAACAACTTTGTTAGGAGATGTAGATACTGTAAACCCTGCTCCTATTGGTGCTTTTGTAAATTATACTTTAGAAATATATTCTCCTAAACCTAAAGCTGAAGAAGAGCAAACTTTGTATCATGAGTTTGCCCAATATGGAATGATACTTAATCCAGGAACTGCTTTAGCGGTGCATAATAACATATTAGTAGACCCAAATGGGATACCTCAATCTCTAGTCCCTGCTGTTCCAGCTTCAGGAAGATTTACTAGGGGAGATGTATATTATAGAAATAGAACTTCTAAAACTCCTAAGTTAGTGACTCCTGTAGAATCTTTTCATTTTTCTGATAGGTTTAAATCTGATTTTTATGATAAAGGTAGGCCAAACGCATTTTTAGAAGATTTTAGAAGAAGTAGAAAGCATTCTACTTGCTTATATTCTGAGCCTTATATTCCAAACACAAATATAAATGGACTGCATTCTATATTTCCAGATGTATCATTTGTAGAGTTTGAAAGAAGTTATAACTCTATACAAAAATTACACTCTAGAGATAATAAATTAATTATATTTCAAGAAGATAAAGTTTCTCAATCTCTTGTTAAAAGAAATATTATATATAATGTAGATGGTTCTGGTAACGTAGCTACAGCAGACAGCGTTTTATCCCAAGCAGTTCCTTATTTAGGCAATTATGGTATAAATAAAAACCCAGAGTCTTTTGCTTCTTATGGTAATAGAATGTATTTTGCAGATATAAAAAGAGCTGCTATATTAAGATTAAGTCAAGACGGGTTCACCCCTATATCTAAAGCAAATATGAATAACTTTTTTACAGATAAAATGGATTATTTGTTTAAAACCAACATTATGTCTGACATAGGAAGATTAAACATATATGGAGTTTATGACGTTAGATTTAATGAGTATATAGTTTCTTTTGAAGAAGTTGACACTTGTCCAGTAGGAAACCCTATAACTTATGATTGTATAGACGGTCAATGTGTTAAAATTTGTGGAGATTACGGTGTGTATGAAACTTTAACTGATTGTCAAAATACTTGTCAAGGAAATGCTCAGCAAATAGTGGCTCAATTAAGAAGTCAAGAAACAGTTAGAAGTTCTAGTCAAATTGCAGCAGCAGAAGAATACGAAAGAAAAAATGTTACCCCTAATCCATATACTAATCCACTTTTAGGGTCAACTGAAAGCTCAACGAGTACTTCTAGTAGTAGCTCAAGCAGCTCTTCAACTGAAGGAGATTCTAGTGGTGGAGGTGGTTATTAATAATTAAAAAAAAAAGAAATGAGTGTAACTTGTTGTAAATGTGTTAACGGTTTTATGGATGTAATAACCTTACCTCCTGGAGCTGATTGTAGTGGTGCTTTAGATGTAAATGGACAGGGTGGGTACACTACAGATTGCTCAATAGACTGTGGAGAACCTCCTCTTGACCCAAATTTTCAAGGAACTACCTTAGATGATGGAGAAACTTTAGGGTATACAGAAACAAATAAAAAATGGAACTCATTTTATAGTTATGAACCTGAGTTTATGTGTGGTATAGGTACTCGTATAGTAACCTTTAAAGGAGGTAATATTTACGAACACAATTCTGACACAGTAACTCCAGAGTATAACACTTTTTACGGAACAACTTATCCTAGTGAAATACACGTTATTAGTAATGAGGCTCCCTCTAATAATAAAATATATAAAGCTTTTAGTCAAGAATCAGATGATGTTTGGGATGTAGATTTTGAGTCTCCTAACGGTCAAGCTAGTAATTTAATAGCTTCAGATTTTGACACCAGAGAGAATATTCATTATAGTGATATGATGAATGATACAAATAGCCCAGGAGGTCTTTTAGAAGGAGATAGAATGAGAGACGCTACTTTATTAGCAAAATGTAGAATACTAACAGATAAATTTACAAGAATGTTTGGTGTTAACTTTAATCTTGTTCCAAGTTTTAGAAGTAATAAATAATTTGTATTTGTAATAAAAAAATATTATATTTGTATAAATTAAAGTAAATTATGAAATTAAAGGAAAGTGTTAAAAAAGAATTAATAAGTAAGTCTATTAGGAAAAAGATATTTGATATAGAAAACTCTATATTAAGCAATAAAAATCCTAATTATAAAACGTTTACAAATGACACTGAAAATTGTCCTTTGAAACATTATTTTTCTGATGGAATTTATGTTAGAGAAATAACTATACCAGCAGGAATGGTTATAGTTGGCAAAATACACAAACATAGACATCCTAATTTTTTATTAAAAGGAAAGGTAATGGTTATAACAGAACAAAAAGGAGAAGAAATGATAGAAGGGCCTTGTTTTATGATGTCTGAAGGAGGAACAAAAAGAGCTCTTTATGCTGTTACTGATTTAGTTTGGACAACAATACATCACAATCCAACTAACACGCAGGATTTAAATAAAATAGAAGACATAGTAATAGCAAAGAATTATGATGAATATAATAATTTTTTAAAATCAGAAGAAGGAGTGGTAAAAAAAATAAAAAATAAAATAATTAAAATGTTAAGCTTATGAGTTGGGTAATGGCAGGAGTCGCTGTAGTAGGCGGTGGAATAAAAATGTATCAAGGATACAAGCAAAAACAAGCGGGTCAAGAAGCCGAGCAGGCAGCTATGGCAAATAAGCCTGACTCTGCAAGAATGATAACAACAGAGGCTAGGCAAAACTTAAGAGATGCTGAGCAAATGGCAGCTCAAGGACTTGCCATTGAACAAAGAACAGCTGCAGAACAGGATATTCAAAGAAGTACACAAGCTGCAATGATGGGTAGTGCTGATAGAAGAGGAGGTTTAGGAATGGTTAGTTCTACAGCCGCTACAGAGCAAAGAGCAAACTTAGGTTTGTTACAGCAAGATGTTCAAGCAAGAAGAGCAAATATGCAAAATTTAATGCAGGTTAGAGATACTATGACTGGTTATAAGATGAAACAATTTGAACATGAATATAATGAGTTCTCTGCAGATTTAGATTATGCTAGAGCTCAAACAGGTGCTGGTATACAAAACCAGATGCAAGGAACCCAAGATATAATTTCAGGAGTCGGGACAGGGCTCCAGGGTCAATTTGGCAGCACGCAGGGGGACGTGACCGAGCCCTCTGCTCAACAAAGGTCAGCAGGTCCGAGTGGACAAACTCCTCCAGAGCCTAAGCAGAGAAGAAGTATTTACGGAACAGACGCAAATATTTTTACAGGAAGAAAGAGGGAGGAGTATAATGAGTATTTAGATGAAATGGAGTCATCGTCAGTTACAGGTGATATGAGTGGAGCTTTAAGTTTTAAAGAGTATAAACAGATGAACAAAGCTAATGACCCTAACTGGAAAGGAAACCCAGAAGGAAATCTTTCTTACTGGTGGAGAAAAGAAGGGGGTAAGGGTAAAACCTATAGAAGAATGAGGGGTGCTAATAGAAATCAAGGAGATTTAAAATCTTTTTTTGGATTTTTACCTAACAATAAATAATAGATAAAAAAATGGCAATAAGATACGCAGGAGATAGAAATTTAATAGGCTACGGTAAAGCTCAAGTTTACAAAGAAAGAGACCTGACAAAGGGTGTTAGGGAAATAGCTGGTAGACAAGAAAGAGAGCGAGTTAGAAAAGCTAAAGCTGCTGCAGAAAAAAAGAAAGCTGATGATAAGGCTTTGTCAGACCTGTTAAAAGAAAATGATTTATCTAAAGTAAGAAACGCAGATATTGACTATTTAACAAACGAGTTTGATGGTATAATTAAACAAGCTGGTGCAGTTGTAAGAAATGGAGGTAATCCTGCTACAGATTTAAAACTACAAAGAAGACTAAATGAGTACAGAAGTAATACTGCTCAGTCTGCACTAGGAAGAGAAAGATATGATGCTAATTTAAAACTAGTTACTGAAAATGACGATTATAAAGGTAACGAAAATGTGGCTAGATTACAAGCAGAAAACAAAGCTGCTATGTTTGGAGACGGGGCATCTTATTTTGAAACAGAAGGGCAGGGAGAAGAAGGAACTGAAGGATATGTTGCACCTACACAAGGAGCTCAAGTAAGCAGATTAGTTCCTAATTTAGGAGTTGAAGAGTATTATAAATTACAAACAGAAAATATAAAGCCTCAAGCTATTAGCATGACTGAAGATGGTAAATTTACATTACCTGCTTCTGGTGGTAATTATTTAACTTTTGAAACTAGAAAAGAGGCTACAGACGCTCAATTAGAGCTAGCTGCTAAAGAAATATTAGCCAACCATCCTTATAAAGAAGATTTTTTAAATGACCAAAAACAAAAAGCACTAGACACTCCTGGTTTTTCTTATGAAAATGAAGATGGCGAGTTAGTTCCAGATGTTATGGCTTATGTAAAAAACCAAGTAGCTAGTAGAGTGGGAGAGGTTGATATGACTGGAGTAAAAGAGATTAAGCCAAGAGGTATTAACGTTAGCTACAGTAACCAACAACAAGAAATCGTTGCTTCTGGAGAAAGGTTTGGAGAGTCTTCTTACATATTCCCAGGACAAAGAATAAATGAAAAAGGTGAAAAGGTGGTTGTGCCAGATTTAGAATATCCAGTGGTAGATATACCTGCGGTATATGATGAGGTTCCTGACCCAGACAACCCTGGTCAAACTAAAAGAGTGTTAGTTACTCCTAAAAGAGAAGGTCAGACATTTGATTTTGGTGGAAAGTCGTTTGATGTAAGCCCAGAGGCTGACGCAGGATTTATGGTGTTTGGACAAAGCCAAGAGGCAGCTGATGCAGGATTAAATCCAGGATTTAGTAGAAGTGGACAAAATATTTCTTTTGTTCCTAAATCTATAACATTTAAACCAACAGCTAATCAAGAAGTAAAAGTAGAGGTTGATGGAACAATGCAAACATTTGCTAAAGGAGAGCCTTTAGACCAAGCAGCAATTGATGCTTTATCAGAAGAGCAAAGAGAAAAAGTATTAACAACTAAACCATGGTTAGAGGGTACTGAAGAAAATGGAATGACTCTTTCAATAGCATTTAGTCCTAACGTACATCGTAGATTCTCTACTCACGTATCGTTTGAAAGCAAAAGAAATAGAGCTGTATATGAAAGAATTATGAGGTCTATAGGAGAAGAACCAATCAAGAAAAGAGAATAAATATGTCAATAGAAAATTTGTCAAGTGAAATTAAAAATATCTTTTATAAAGAGGATATTGATGAAGATGTAGCTGTTGAAGAATCAGAAGAAAAGTCTCCTGAAGAGGAGAAGCTTACTGATGAATTAGCAGTAACTTTAGATTTTGACCCTGCAATGCCAGACGAGGAGATTTTTATGGAGTTTCCTGAGTTTGATAACAATGCAGATATGCTTAGTCTTTACAAAAAAAGAGCTATGAAAAAGGGTGGTGACTCGTTAAAAAAAAAAGACGAAATTCCCGTTTCAGAAGGTTCTTTAGAAGACTTAGCAGAATCAGAATCAGAAGTCCCTTCTACATCTCTTGAAAATCCTTTAGACGACCCTAATCTTACAGCTGGAGGAGATAATGAGGTTCAAGCACAGGTTTCTACTGATGTTGCTGAAGAAACTGTAGAGCCAGTAGTAGAGGAAGAAAAAGAAGAAGATTTACCTTTTCAAGTAGATTATAAAATAGCAAGAAAGGGAGACCCTGAATTTAAAGAGTTTAAAGGAAATAGAAGAAGAATAGACGGAAAACTTGGTATTTATGTACAAAAAAATTACCAATTAAACGACCCTTCATGGACTCCTATATCTCCAAATTTGTATAGACAAAATATTTCAAAAGACAATGTGACTTTTGATGAACAGTCAAGTGTTTATACAAGAAAATATGGAGACCCAAAAGAAGAAAAAAAACAAGAAGTTAAAGAAGAAGTTGTAACTGAAACAGAAACTACTCAGTATTCAGATGCTGGAGATGAGGATAATGAATTGTTTTTTCCAGACCCTACTACCCCTATATCTATGGTGGAATTACAAAAAGCTGCTATTAGAAATAAATTAGGAAGCACTCCCGCAACAGAAAAAGAAATAGATGCAATAGTAAGAGATTTTGCTAAAAAGCATGATGTAGCAAAAGAAAAAATGATTACTGATATTACAGCAGAAATTGATGCTACAGGATTAAAACCTACATCTAAAGGTTTTAATAAAGAAGTTATGAGTCGTGTAAATAAAAGAACTTATGCAGATTTAAACAATTATTTATTAGTTGAAAACGAAAACATAGCAGTTCCTAAAGGAGCTTTAGAAACAGATATTTTAGATATAGCTCCTAGAATATTAATGAACTATTACGATAACCTTTCAGTAGATGTTCTTGAAGATTTCAAAACGTATTTTACTAAAGAATTACAAGAAAAACAAGCTAAAGATTTTGCAGAAGAGAAAAAAAGAAATATAAGACAGGCTATGGGCCCTGGAATAACAGGAGATATACGAAGTCAGGCACCAAATATGCTGGAAGGGTTTAGCACTCAATCAGGTATTTTTGAGCAAACAAAAGCTGATAAAAGCAAAAATATAATGAAAGGTATATATAAGGAATTAAGTAAACCTATTTATGATGATATACCTAGAGAGTGGATAGATTTTATAGCACAACAAACAGCTGATAGATACCATCAGAGTACTCCAGAGTTTTTAGAAATGCAAAACACTAACAGAATGAAAGTTTTGGAGGAGTACAATTTAAACAGAACAACACCTCTACTTTTGCCTCAACAAGCTTATGACCAAGCTGTAGAAACTATTGCAAATTTATCTGGTGCTAGCGAAAGAGATAAGAATGAAATAATAAAAGATAAATACGGTATAACTTTTAATGAAGATGGAACAGCTAATTGGAGTGATGAGTACTTAGAAGAATTAGAAAAGGTTATAGGAGAAACTGATAGGCTAACATACGAAGATTATAAGAATGAAAACAAGATGGAGAAAAACATTCTTATGGAAAGTATAGAGGGTACTTTGGCGGGTCAAATATTTACTTATATGACTGACATGCCAATGAATCCAGAATACGGAGTGGTTTATGAGGATTATGAACGGTTTATTATAAGTGTGGGTAATATCGCCTTAGATTTAACCTTACCTCTTTTAGGGGTGGCTACTAAAGGTGCTAGCAAATTATTTATTGCTAAAAAGCAAAAAGATTTAATGAAAACTTTTAGTGATATTAAAAAAGCTCAATATGACGCTATAGTTTCTAAAACAGGACCTATGAGTGCTGCTCAGAAAAAAGCTTTAACTAATAAGTTAGACTTGGAGATGGCTAATCATTTAAAAAAATATCAAGGAAAAGTTCAAGTAGCTGGAGGGGCTGCCACTTTAGGTGTATGGGAAGCTGCTCACACTGCTGTTAGTGACCTTCATCAAACAAATGATATAACAGAGGTTAATTTATCTTTAGTTATTGGCTCAGGTATAAAAGGAGGTATACTAGGGGGTTCTATAGCTAAACTTGGAATGAAAGCTTTGCAGGTAGAAAATCAAATAAAAAGTTTAGGATTTAAACCGCTTACAGAATACTCTTTAAGAGGAGGTGTAAAAGGGGGAGCATTGGTAGGAGAAGCAGGTATTTTTGTAGCTGGAACATCTATATATGAAGGAATAAAAGAAGATAAAACTATTGGAGAAATAGTTGAAGATGCAACAAGTCCAAAAACTTTAGCTGAAAACCTTGCTTATATATTAGGATTAAGAGCAGCAAAGATTCCTGTAAAATTAGCTAAAGGAGAGCTTTTTAAAGCTCCTAAAGGGTCTAACACTGGAATATACACTTTTAAGCTTACAGAGGCTGAAAAAGAGTATATGGGCGTAAAAGATAAAACTGATAAAGAAGTTTACAAAGAAATAGAAAAAACAATAAACGGGCCTAACACAGAAAAAACTCTTGAGTTTATAGAAGCCCTACCTCTTAATGTTTTAAATAAATATGCTTTTTCTTCTTCAGGCTCTCAAATTAGAGTAGACAATCCTCTTGATGCTGTTGAGGCTAAATGGGAAACAAATTCAGAAAGGCCAGGAGAGGTTGTAATACGAAACGATAAAGGAATTATATTAGATGTTAAAAACTTTGGAACCGCAGAGGCTGCTGAAAAGTATATTACTACAGCAATAAGAAACAATACTAAAAACAGAAGTAATTTAATTCTTACCGAAGAAATGCTTACTACAGAAAATAAAGCAAAACTAAATGTTGAGCTTGAGAAAGTAGGACTTACTATAGAGGAGTTAAAAAAATTAAACCTACAAGAAGAAATAAATCCAAAAGATAGAGTTACTCTAGAGTCTGCTAATGAAAAAGTTGTTGAAATATATAGGGGGCAAAGAGCTGAAATAGAAAAAGTTGTAAAACAATTTGAGGCAGACACTGAAGGTATGTCTACAGAGCAAAGAGAAGAGGTTTTAAAAGCTAGAATAAAAGATGCTAAAGTTGAAGAAAAAGATAGGGTACAGAAAGAAAAAGCTGGGATAGAAGAGCTTTCTCCTATAATGAGAGGGCTTAACGAGATGTTAGGTAAAAAACCAGAAGAACCTATAGAGGTAACTGAAGCAAACAAGACTAAGCTGGAAGAGGCTGCTAAGACAGACCTACAAAAAGAAGCAATAAAAGATATTATAACTGCTACAGAAGCTCTTAAAGGAACTGAAGGAAAAGTTATAGTGCATACAGATAATTCAAGCTATCAGAAGGCTTTAAATGCAGTAGAAAAAGGTAATGTTGCGGAGCTTATAGGAGGCCATAGAGATGTAAAAACGGGAGATGTTCATTTTAATCTAAATGCTATAAATAAAAGAACTGCATTTCATGAATTAGCAGGTCATAAACTTGTAGAAGAAATAAGAAAATCTAGTCCTGAAAAAATAGAAAGAATTGAAAATGAAGTTTATAATTTAATAAAAAAGCTTCCAGAGTTTGCTCCTATATTAGACTTTATAAATCAAAAAGCACAAGGCAAAGAAGTTTATACAGAAGCAGAAAAAAGGTCAGAAGCTTTAGCTGAACTTATGGCTAGGTCAGCAAAAGGAGAGGTAAAAATAAATCAAAACAATAAATTTGTAGATGGTCTTAAAAATAAGCTAAACACATTAATGAAAAAGCTTGGAATTGATTATAGATTTGCTACAAATAGTGAAGCTTTAACTTTTATTGCTGATGTTAGTAACAAGTTAGCTAAAGGAAAAACTATAGAAGTAGAAAAACCTACAGAAGTTAAAAAAGAAACTAAAGAACCTACAAAAATACAAAAAAGAGTAAATCAACAGGTTGATTATCACAATAAAAATGAAGGAAGTACATTTGACCAAAAAGGAAAACCAGTAACAGAAGGTTATTCTGTTTCTAGATACCCAGAAAGAAGTAGAATAATTGAAGGTAAAGAAGTTTCTGCAGAACAACTAGAAAAATACATAAAAGACAATCAAGATATATTGTCTAAGAACCCTAATGCTGTTATAGGAACTTGGTACAACAAAGAAGATGGTAAAACATATTTAGATATATCAGAAGTTCAAAAGAATTTAGAAAAAGCAAAACAAGTAGGGGTAGAAGCAAATCAGATTGCTATTTTTGATTTAAAAAACTTTAAAGAAATACCTACAGGAGGAACAGGAAAAGCTCTTTCTGAAAAACAAATTGCTCGTAATAACTTTAATAATAAAGTAAAACTAATAAGACAAGAGTATAAAGATAAGATACAATCAATAAAAGAAAAAACTAAAGAAAAAGATAACGCTCTTAAAAAAGTAAAATCTGATTTAATAAATTACATTAAAGAGGCTGACCATCTTAACACAGGTATTAAAAAATCTGTATTAAAAAATGCGGTTAATGTAAACACTCCAGAAAAATTAGACAGGTTTATATCTACGGTAGAGGAGATAGCAGCCAAAGAATCACTATCATCTTCTGTAGCAGAAGCAAAAGCCTTATCTAAAAAAGTAAAAAAGAAACTTAAAAAAGGATTATACACTAGCCAGTCAAAAACTGTTCAAGAGTTGCTTAATAAAGACTTTTCTCAAATAGAAGATTTAAAAACTTTGACAGAAGTAAATGACGTGTTGAAAGATTTAAACAGACAAAAACAACCTTTAGTTAATCCTGAACAAATAAAAAAGCTTTCTAATCAAATAGAAAAAACATTAAAAAATGTTGAAGGTAAAGAGCCTAAAATACCTAGTTTAGACAAAATAAACTCCAATATAGAAAAAGTTAAAAACAAACTACAAGAAACAAAGCTAGATGCTAAATCTGTTGAGGGAGCAAAAGAAGCTTTGTCTTTAGCTAGAAGTATAGAGTCTTTGAAAAAAGATTTATACAAAGCGGAACAGGCAGAAAAGGTTACAGAGGTAGAGTCTGATAAAATAAAATCTGAAATACAAAAATTAGAAAAGAAAGCAGAAGGAATGCTTACTGAATTTAATACAGAAAGATTTAATTTATCTAAGGATATTTTAAATAATTCAGATTTAAAAAGTTTTAATAAATACGAAAAAGAACAAATAGAACAATTAAAAGAATTGCAATTTGTTGATAATACAGGTCATAACGACAATTTACTTGTAGCTGCTATTAATGTTTCTAATGGGTTTCCTCCTATAAATAATATTAGCAGACTTATAGTAGAATCTAATAACAATAGAAACAGTAAAAACCTTAGTGATTTAATAAAAGACAGAGTTGATAAGTTTGCGGGAAAAAGAGTTGGTATGTTTAAAACTCTATCTGATAAAGCTGATAAATTAGCAAAACAATTAGCTTATACTCCGTTGGGATTAATATCAGAACGCTTTAGAGCGGAAAGAGATGTTAAAAACGCTGGATTAATTGATAAGGTTATAATAGCTCCTCTTACAAGAGCTATGAGTAGATATGAAAAAGATGTTAAAAAATCAATTAATGATTGGAGTACTGTTGGAAACTCTACAGGAAGTAAAATAGTTAATTGGATGAAAACAGAAAGTTCAGGTAGACTTTTAAGTATTCCTTTTACAAAAGGAGCTAATCCTTTGTATCATAAAAAACAAATATCTGACAATAAGGTTGGGGTTATACTAGCCCAAATGGAAAGAAACTCTGTTGATGGTAAAAACGTTTTAAAAACTATTTTAGAAAATAAAAATTTACTATCTAGCTATAGCACTGCAGAACAATTGTATTTAAAAAACATATATAAAAATTTGCCAAAGAAAACTGTAGACGGAAAGGAGGTTATAGATATTGACAAGGCTATGAAACAATTAAGTTCTAGGGAGCAAAAAATGGTTAAAAAGTTTAGAGAACTTATGGATGGTGAGTTAATGCCTAAACAAAATTTTGCAAACGGTATTAGAGGTATAGCTTTTGAAGGGGTTGAAAATTACTACCCACATATTTTAAAACCTGGAGCTAAAAAATCTGTAGTATCTGAAAAAGAAGCCTTTGCTAATTGGTCTGACGCTATATTTAAAAACAACAATAAGGTTGCTTCTGATGCTGGTAAAGAAAGAGTATCAACAGATATTAACGCTATAGAGTTTAATGTTAATAAAGTTGTTATGGATAGGATAAAACAAGTTAATCGTGATTTTCATTTTACACAACCAATAAATGAAGTTCGTGAATTATTAAAAGACGCTAAGAATAATTCATCCAAAGATTATGAAATGTATTTTAACGCTTTGTCTGGAAGAATGAGAGATGCTACTACGTTACATTTAAATATGCATGCAAGTGGACTGAACAAAGAATTGTTAGCTCCTTTTATGCAGGCTGTATATAGTTCTTCTTTATTAAGACCAGGTAGGTTAATTACAGAACTAGGTACAGAAACTATAAGAGTAGGTGTTGGTGCTGCTGAACGTATACAAGATTTACCTAATACATTTAAAGCTATATTTGACAAATCAGCTACAACTGTTGTAAATAAAAGAAATGCTGTAGATAAATTATTTACAAAAGGATTAGGGGAAAAAGAAAGTATTGATACAGCGTTAAATACAATATTAGAAATGACTGATAGTCCTTTCTTACACAAATATTCAAGACACGATGTTGAGTTTGGTAAAGATGTTGGGGGTCAAAACGGTCTTTTAAACAGGCTTAGCAACTGGGGGTTAGGAGCAGTTGATAGAAACACTTTGTTTATGGCCTATATGCCTGCGTTTACTAAAGAGTTTAAATCTATAACAGGAAAAGAATTTAGCTATAGTGAAGTAAAAAAACCTGA